GCCTGTTCGTCGGTGTGAATTTGAAGCTCGTAGAGCTTCGGTGGGTTTTCACAGTGCTTACAGGCGATTGCCCGCGCCAGTTTTTCGAGAAGCATTTTCCGTTCCTTTCCCGCTGCATCTTCGCAGCGTTCCGCGCGGCCAAGTAGCCGCAGTTTGTCGTTCTCATGGGTCGTCCTCCATCATCCGTGCAATGGCCTGACGCTCCAAGTCGGTGAGTTTATCTCCGTGCCTTTGAACGCCATACCCCGGTTTCGCGTGATATTTACTCTCCGGCGCTGCAAGCTCGTCCTCCCAGCGCCCCTGATTCAGCCATGTGGCCGGATTCGGGACAAAGCGCCCATTATCCGTCGTCCATTGCTCGCTGCTCTTTTGCTGCTCTATGGCCGACAGGAGCGTTTCGATCGGCACTTTGACCCTCGCAAACGCCTTTCTCGCGTCAGCCTTTCCAACCTTGCGCGGATAAGCAAGCCAAAAGCGCTCAAAGGGGGAGGGGGGATTCTTATAACATTCGTTCTCTATCTCATTCTCTTTCTCTATCTCGTTCTCTTTCTCTTTCTCGCTAGGCGTTTCCCCTTGCTTGGCGTTTGCTTGCGGCTTGCTAACCGTTTGCTTGCGGTTTGCTTCCGGTTTGCCAGTGCCTTTCTCTTGCTTGGCGTTTGCTCCGCGCTTTCCGTTTTCTGCTTTCCGTTTGCTTGCGTCAAGGTTCGGCTTGATCAGCTCAAATGCAATGGCCGCAGCGTCGGGAAGGCCTGATAAATCAGGCTCTTTCCCATCCAGTGCGTAATTGCAAATTGCATCGTATGCCTTTGCTCGGTCAGCGTCTTTCCGAATCCGCTGAATGGCGCTTGCAAAGCTGCGATAGAATGTAAACTGTGATCGTTCCATGCCTTATCCCCCTAGAACGGAAGATCCGGGTCATCTCCTGTGATCTCACTGAAACCGCCTTGCGGGTCGTATTGCGGTTCACCCTGCGTCGTCTTGTCTCTCTTGGCCTCGCCGAAGTAGACATGATCGGCAAGGATCTCCGCCGAGCGGCGTTTATTGCCCTCTTTATCCTGCCAGTTGCGGATCTGCAACCGGCCTGTGACAATGGCCATCTGGCCTTTTGAGAAGTATTTATCGACGAACTCCGCCGTGTATCGCCACGCGACAATATCGATGAAGTCAGTCTCTCTCGTCTCGCCCTGCGCCGCGAAGTCGCGCTCACAGGCCAGCGTGAAGGAAGAAACCACAACACCGCTGATTGTCCGTCTGAGTTCCGGGTCGCGCGTCAGGCGTCCCATGATCACGATGTTATTCAGCACGTTTTGTGGCCTCCTTTACATCGCAAGCAAGCTTGCATATTTTTTCGAGGTCATACGATGCCACTCCGGCAATGAGCGCACGCCGAATCAGTTCCAGCTTCGTATCGGATCTCATGAGTTCCCGATAATCTTCAATCGAAATTTCCATGTTTTAAGTTCCTTTCCTGTAAATCAATTTTGTTTCATCCCATTCTGGATATTGGCTTCTCAGATAATTCGCCAGCACTTCTTTGAGCGCCGCACGGTCGGTTGATTGGTCAAATCGTCTGTGGCACTTGTCGCAGAGCGTCACGATGTTCTCAGGCCGTCCAAGACCGCCATGCGCCCGTGAAATGTAATGGCACCACGGATTGCCTTGTTTCCCGCAGAGGATGCAGCGCCCGCCGTCGCGCTCCCAGACGGCCTGTTTGGTCGCCGCCGGGATACCGGTTGCCTTTGTCTGCTTATGCACTCCACGCCTCCTTGAGCCGTTCCAGCTCGTCCGGCGTCAAATACTCCACGCCGACCTGTTTGCAGTCCTCAATGATGAGGTCGAGCATAATGCCCATCTGGTGCTGGTCAAAGGTGGACGAGCCATAGTAGAGGATGACATTTGTGCAACCGGGCAGCTTCGATGTCGTGACGTCGCTGCACCATCCGAGACCGTTATGCTCCCATCCTGTGCGGAGTTTGTCTACCGCGCTGTCCTGCACACAGATTGTCTCGCTGTTGTTGGGGATGTCCGGGATATAATGGCGGTAGATGTCCCGAACGCCCATGTTGAGCTTGTCCGCCAGCTTATTCATCAAAACCCAAGCGTAGCTGTTCGCGTCAAGGCTGCGCTTCTTCCGAAACTCCCTGATCTCTGCAACGTACTTTTTGCCCGGTGTCATGTGCTCCAAGAACATCTGCGCTTTATACGGCACGTCAGCCTTGATTCTCAGCCACGTCCCGGCGGCGTCCATCGTCCAGTCCGCCGCAGAAAACGTCAGTTCCGTCATGCCTGTACCGCCTTCATGTAGCAGTCCCAGCACATGCACTGTCCCTTCTTCTTTGTGGTCTGCTCCGCAATCGCTCGAGCGGAGTAGTTCTTCCCGTCAAAGGAGATCGGCACAACATCGTTGCCGCATACAGAGCATTTGAAGGGTTTCGCTGTCTGCTTCGTCTCCTGCGGAGTTGCGCCGTGTCCGAAGGTGTAGACCGGCTTGCCCTTGAGCGCCAGCGTCAAGGTCTTGATCCGCTCGGCCTCGTCATAGCTGATCTCTGTCACGTCGAACTGGTCGTAGCACTGCCACTTCTTTGTCCGGTCGTTCAGTTTCAGCCGTTCGCATTTCGCAGCGTCGATCCAGATAAACGGTGCAGAATAAAGCTCCCGGCCTATGCCGTGCTTGAATCCAGCGCGCTTGAACGCATCCGACGCGCGCCCCTTCTCAGCCTCCGTGTTGCTCTCCGTCCCAGCGTCCCATTTCCAGATCAGCTTTCCGTTGCCGACGTAGTCAATGCCGATCCCGCCATACAGCACGCCGTCAACCAACTTAAAGTCGTTCTCCCAGTTCTGCGCGCCGACCGTCTCATCCAGAATGTCAGCGTCCGTCCGGGCGGTTTTATAAAGCAGGATGGACGCGCCTTTCTCATTGCACTGGGCAACGCGGCACTCGATCTCATCCGGCTTCAGTGTCCGAAACTGTTTCATTCAAATCCTCCAATTCGTGAATTTCTCTTGTTGTTGTTCTGAACTGCCATATCAACGAATCGGCAGTTGCTCGGCTCATAATTTCCGTTTACGTCGATTCTGTCTATCGTGCATTTGCCGCGTTTGACATTCGGATCATATCCATGTGAATATGCCCATCGCATAAAATTGTCGTATTCCAGCCATTCATCGCAGACGGTTATGCCTCTTCCTCCGTAATACTTGTAGGATTTGGACGACGGAAGCAAGCACCGCTGCTTCATCGCCCTCCAAACAGGATATAACCTGTTAACCGACCGTTTTCCTTTGTGACCATGCGTCCGCATCGCATCACTCGCGCGGGAAATTTGGAGACATCCACACGACTGCGTATGACCATTCCGTAGATTGCTGACAGAAACAAATGTTGTGTTACCACAGTCGCATTTGCACTTCCATATCGCTCTACTGCCCAACCGATGGTCGATTTCGACAGCCACAAGGCAGCCAAACCGTTGACCAGATAGGTCAATGTACTGTCCCTTACGCATTTTCAACCGCCTTTCTCGATAGTTCCTTTTCATCTGCCCAATCCGAATAATCGTCAACAGGAATAAGTGGGCAGATATGTCCCTGCGTCCGCGTATCGCTTAAATACTCACCGGTCAAGCGGCACTGTTTTCTCTGATATACTTCCATGCACGGACACGCCTCACAGCGAATTGAGCCGTCCCAAAACGCGATTTTGGCAATCGCAAGCTCATACTTTGTACATCCGTTTACCGTCGGCATAACATTACCTCATTCGATAACCCTTTTTTCATAGCCAAGCTGCTCCAAAATGTACCGCGTCCCCAGCTGCTGCACCAAAAGGGACATGATCTGGTTGCCAGAATCGAAGTTGTCCGCGCCGGGGTCGCACATCATGCCCTCGTCGCCGTACCAGAACACATTCCCCTTGTAGATTTCATCGCCGAAGATGTCATAGCCGACCGGGCTTTGCTGCTGCCGGTCAAAATCAAGTTCTCTCGGAAACATTGCCGTCCTCCAATCTGTACTTCGCAAATCTCACGACTTCGCCAAACCGGTTTTTCTTCTGCACGATCTCGCTCGTGATGGGCCAGCCCTCCGCCTTGAGATCCGCTACCCGCGCCGCCAGCCGGAAGCATCCGTACTGGTCAAGCGCTTCAACGGGCGTAATGGAGCCGATCGTCTGAAGATGAAACAGAATCTTATCGCACTGCGTCACTTGACATCCCTCCATCCAGCTGTTAAAATGTGACTAAAGACATATTCCCGATGGCTGATCGGTTTGTCTTCCTCTGGCTGTTCGCGTCTGACCACGCGGGCAGCCTTTTTCTTTGCCCCTGAACGGCGGATATTGTCCCATCCGATCAGGAAACCCCTTTGCCACTTGACCTTGCAGAGTTTTTCTCTACAAAGCGCCGCTCGCTCACAGGTCATGCAGAGATTCGTTACTCTCATTGGCCGTCACCGTCCCAATAGTTTCTCTGCCTCTCTGCGGCTTCCACCAGTGCTTTCCACGCCGCCTTGAGCCGGGAGACGAGACAACAGCTCCATCCCATCATGCCATCCCGTACCCCGTGAGCACCGCGGACAGCGTCGCGAGCAGCGCCGCCTCAAGCCGGAGATCAAACACGCGCCAGTAGAAAAAAGCCGCCATCAAAAACAGACCGCCAAACACCAGCGCCGCCCGCTTGAGCATCCTCCGCAATGCGGCGTACCATTCTCTCTTTGAGATCATCTTTCATTTCTCCTTTACCACGGGTAGCTGATTGCCGCCCGCATTTCCTCGACCGGGATGCTCAGCGCCCGCATCAGGCGCAGCGTTTGCGGAAAGTACGCCGTCGGCCGCTTGAGCAGATTGTAAAGTGTAGGCCGCGAAACCCCGGCGTACTCCGCCGCCTTTTCCGGCTTCACGTTCTGCGCCCCCATCTCTCCGTGAATCATCACGGACAGGCGGTAATCCGTGTCCCGCTTGACTGCCAGCTTCGGCATTTCTCATTCCTCCTTCCCCAACCTTTTCTTACATTGGTAACTTGTCAAGTTACCATTTTGGTAAAAAAAACAGAACTCGGATCATCGATTTCCAGGATTCCAATGATCTTGTTCGCCTCATCCATTGTGATTGCGTCATTCTTCACCTTGCGAATAAGCGTTGATTCAGCAATCCCAAGTGCTTTTGCAAGCTGTTCCTGCGTGTAGCCTGCTTTTGCAAGCGCGGCACGGTATAAATTTTTATTTATTTTCGTCACCCCCTTGACACTTACCAGGTGCCTTTAGTATACTCCGCATTTAGTAACTTGTCAAGTGTTTTTGAGAAAATATATTGCAAATTTACAAGTTACCGCTATAATGAACTTATGGAGTGAATACTATGAATCTTTCTGAAAAAATCCGCTATCTTCGTATTCAAAAAGGCATGACGCAGGCGGAGCTTGCCGAGAAATTGAATACAACAAAGCAGACCATTGGTAAATACGAAAATCAGGTCGTGACAAATCTTCCATTGAACCGCATCCAAGAACTTGCAGATGCGCTTGACACGACCCCTGCGTATCTCATGGGCTGGGGAGAAGAAAAGCCCGCCGACGCATCAAGCGCCGACGAGCTGGATCTTACGATTCTATCTCTTGTCAAACAACTTCCAGAGGAGCAGAAGCGTTTTCTTCTTGCGCAGCTACGAGGCGTAACAGGTGAGAAATAAGTTGAGTTTTTTCTTCTGGCGATAAAGCCCTGATTCTTTGCGCAATTTCAACATCCATCTCTTCATTTGTCATTTCGTGTATATCCTTCATTTTCCTTTTCCTCTCTGCTCTCACATTTTACGTTGGTGGATGATGTATGATAAAGAAATTTTCTCTTTGCATGATCATGGCACTTTTATTACTGTCCGTTGCCTCTGCACATCCGGGTCGCACAGACGGTCGCGGCGGACATTATGATAGCGAAACTGGCGAATATCATTACCATCACGGATATAGAGCACATCAGCACACCGATTTAGATGGAGACGGAAAGGTTGACTGCCCTTATAATTTTGACGATCAAACAGGAACCAGATCTGGCACGGCTTCATCTAAGAGCACAAGCACAACAACTACTTACTCCGCTCAAGCTCTAACAGAAGAAAAGCAGGAAGTAACATTTTGGAGCTTGATACCGCTTGCGATTCTTCTTTTTCCATTTGCAATGCCTGTAATAATATTCGTCCTTTCTCTTGCGAAAGCTCCATTCCGCCGGAAGAAAGAACGGCTCGCAACACTTAATCAGTGCATGAGAGATCTAAATGATATTCTTCCGACCGATCAAAATAAGGAAGAATATGATTCTTTACGCCTTGCGCGGCCTGCAATGTGTGAAGAACTTCGCGCACAGTACGATGTGCTATGTGGCAGGAAACGCCTCTACGACGGGCTTGTTCCGATTAGCACAAATTATCTTAAAACCTACATTACAGATTTAACCGTTCGTACACGCAAATTTCAGCGAGAGCACCGTGTAGAATATTTCACAGCCATTGGCCGTGCTACCGGAATTCCCAACGGTTGTTATGTTGGGGAGGATGGTTTGCCGCACTCCATCATTTATGACATATACACGTTTTATTCATCCAACCAAAATATCTATCATTCTTCCGGATGCCGATATGCAAACGTCGCACATCCGGTGAATGCTGCAACTGTTGAAAAGTATCGCATGCGCCCGTGCAGGGTTTGCAACCCGCATTTTGATATAACATGGTATTATGCGTATATGGATTTCACGAGTAAATACAGTAGCTTAGATGAAATCATTCGCGCGGATATACGCACAAGTGAGCACTATTGGTGGGAGGTGGTGTCGTGATGCCTGCACTAAAGAAATTCTTCTGTGGCCTCGTTTGGTTGATGCTTATATGTGGCCTATGCTCCTGCGGCTGGTATACTGAATCTGATTTGAAAGATGCAGAGGACTATGGTTATTGGGAGGGCTATGACGCAGGATACAGTGCTGCAAAGGATGAGCTGTATTCCGATTACTATTATGAGGGATACGACGACGGGCACGAAGACGGTCATGAGGCTGGGTATGACTTCGGATATGAGGAAGGCCACGCAGCCGGAACCAAAGAAGGGTTTGATTCTGGATACGAAGACGGATATGAAGATGGATACGACATCGGATATGATGATGGATATTCAGAACCCAAATTTAAAATGTCTTGAATCGCCCCGCCGTCGAAGGTCTCCCCGGCGGCGGGGCTTCGGCTTGCCGCAAGCGAGTGGGAGCTTGCTTGCAAGTACAGAGTACGCTTTTCAAAGTTAACATTTCAAGTTCAAATCTTAACATTTTTCAGGAATAATCATGTATATTTTAGAAAGAAGTGACGTTTCTTGCACGATTCGACAATAAACGAGTATTGCAAAGCGGCCAAAGATCAAGCGTATCCAAAAATCACGAATCAGGAAATATGTGATAAAACGAACATCTCAGATTCAACTTTGAACAACTTCTTCAGGGGCGCGACAAAAAATCCGTCCGTCTATCTGGTCGGCGATATTTGCCGCGCGCTCGACGTGTCATTAGATGAATATTTCATGTTAAATTCTGAACATCTGCCATCTCAAGATCTGATTGACAAGATCCACCAGCTTGAAGAAAAAAGCCATGAGTTGGAATCCGAGAATCATGCCATGCAACTTCAGCTTGTCGAGCTGTCCGGTTCTCTTGATACGGCAGCCGCAGAGATCAAGCACCAAAAAGAAAAGGCAGACTTTCTCCGTGCGCAGCTCAAAACGCGCCGCCCTGTGATCTATACCCTGATGTGCTCCAGTGCCGTCATGGCCTTTACCTTGCTGATCTACCTCGTTCTGGACTTCCGCGTCTCAGATGTCGGGTTTATCATAAATGGGACCCTGCAGCCTGCGGCATGGATCGTGCTCTGCATGATCGTTGCCGCAGTTGCTATCATCACATGGTCAATCATCCATAACACGAACAGAAGAAGGTGAAAAAATGAAAGTCCCGGAGCCGCGCAAGCTCCCCAGCGGCACATGGTTCATCCAAATGCGTCTGAACGGCGTCAGCGTCCCCGTGTCCGCTTCAACAAAGAAAGAGTGTATCCGTCAAGCCCAGCTCATAAAAGCCGAACACAGAGCAGGGAAGAGGCGCTTCGTATTGTCTGACATAACCGTAAAAGACGTGTTGGATGAATACATTGAAAAGAAAAGGGGAGGTCTTTCACCGTCCACCATTCAGGGGTATGAAAAAATAAGGGATCAATATTTTCAGTGCCTTATGGATGTTCCCATCAAGTCCATTGATGCAGCGAGGATCAATGATGCGATCTATACTGAACAAGCGCGAACAAGTAAGCGTGGGAAACCGCTGTCTGCAAAAACGATTCGTGAGGCATGGCATCTGATTTCAACCGCGCTGTCAAAAAAAGATGTTAGCATTTCTGGTGAAATCGATCTTCCGGAAGTCAAGAAAAAGCCTGTCCAGATTCTATCGTTTGAACAGATATATCCAGCGATCAAAGGATCATCGATAGAATTGGAATGCCTGCTTGCTGCACGGCTGAGTCTTTCAATGTCCGAAATTCGCGGCCTGACAAAATCCAAATCAATTCATGACGGAAAACTCACTGTCGCTGAAACCGTTGTGGATATTGGTGGAAAACCAGTTCGGAAAGAGGGCGCAAAAGAAGTTGATCGTGTGCGAACTTTGGCGATCCCAGATTTCATACAAACGCTGATTGATGAAGTCGATGGAGATATTATCTGCGATAAGTCTTCACAAACGATCAACAAACGTTACCAACGGTTGTTAGAAAAAGCCGGTTTGCCAAAGAGCAGTTTTCATAAGCTGCGTCACACATTCGCGTCAACCGGAGCTATGCTTCAAATTCAGCCAGAGATACTGCAAGAAGAGGGCGGTTGGCACACCGACCACACTATGAAGGCCGTTTATACACATACATTCCCGTCCGCTCGCATTGCTGCCGACAAACTTCTCGACGAGCATTTTTCAAAAATAATTTTGCAAAATGCTAATGAAAATGCTAACATAAACCAAGAGTGATTGATTTTCAACGTGCTTTGGCAATTTGCAAAGGGGTTCGATTCCCCTCAGCTCCACCAAGAAAAAGAAACCAGCAATCGATTGAGATTGCTGGTTTTTCTTTTATTCTCAACGGTTTTCTTCTTTTTATACTGTCAATTTCTTTTACAACCAGTAATAGATTAGAGCAAGTTCATTAGCGTTTTTGACAACAAAATGCTAATGGAAAATGCTAATGAATCAGTCCCGCTTCACAATCCCATGATAATACCCGGCCATTTTTTCCTCCGCTCCTCCGGCATCTTTGTCCATGAGGAAGGCTTTTGCAAGGTCGGCATAGAATTCCGGCCGGTCAAGGCCGTACTTGGCAGCTACGCCGTAATAATCTGAGTACATCATGTTCATCGCCGCCCACCAGACGCAGGACTTCACGCTGACACCTGTGATATTGGCCACAGCGTCCGTCTGGCCCATCGACCAATGCGGCCCGGTCGTGCCGTCTTCGTTTTCCATCTTGGCCGTCCATGCCTTTGCGTCTTCCTCGGTAAAGCCCTCGGCCTCGTCTTGCCCATCCATGCGGCGAAGCGCACAAATGGCATCCGCATATACCGTGACTTCCTCCGCGTGGCCAAGCGTCACCGGGCGCTCCATGATCTCATGCAGCTGCTCTTTCAACTGCTCAATGTAATGTTCTTTTCCCATATCACGCCTCCTGAATGTATTTGTAAAGCCGGTCGACGTCGTTCACATCGAACCGCAGCTCCCCAATGACCGGAATGGTCAGTGGGATCTTCTTTCCGTCCACCTGCGTTCTCGCGGCGTTGTAAAGCCGGTCGAGGTCGATGTTGCCCTCCTCATCCATAATGCCCATCATCTGCACCGCTGGGTGATCCTTCAGCGCGAGGATGCGGCTCTTGCCGCCGTCCATGATGAGCGCCAGCGCGATCCCGGCGCCAATGCCCTTGCCGGTCGGCAGGTGTGGGATGATCTCATTGTCGGCATACTGCGCCACGCCGCGCATGGCCTGATCTATTGTCACCATAAAGGTCTACCTCCATTTTAAGGCGGGGCGGCTATTGCCGCCCCTTGCGTTTACTTGCTGCAGCAGCCGCACTTCGGGAGTGGATTGTAGAGCGTCTGCGCCGTGGTTGCGGTGCCGGTGGTGACGTCGGCAACCTGCTTGGGGTAAAAGGTCGCGTTCGCGTAGGTCACGATGCTGTTGTCGCCGCAGCAGCGCCGCTCGGCCTCCATCTCGATCTCGCGGTGCAGCTCGGACTTGACCGAAGCGATGTCCTGACGGGCAAGGACGAAGCTGTCCTCGGTGCGCTGGTTGTGTACGGCCTGATCGCAGATCGACTTGCGGATGTCCTTGAGCTGGCCGTCGATGTAAGCGTACATCTCCAGCGACTTCTGATCGTTGTAGGTGTTGGCCTTGAGCATCGCGATCTCGCTGTCCTTCGCGGCCAGCTTCTGCTCCCGTTCGAGCTCGTAGCGCGTGACCGGCATGTTCTCGCTGCACCCAGCAGCCACCGCAGCCGCCGTCGCCGGATTCGCGCCCCAGCCGTTCCAGCCGCCGCCAAGCAGATTGCCGAGCAGCTGCGCGCCGAAGCCCGCCGTTCCGATAATGCCAGTGGTCAGGGCCGCATTGGCCTTGCCGTTGCTTGCGTATTCCATAGAGTTTCCCTCCAAAAAAATGTAGTGAACTGGCCAGTTCCTACGTTCAGTATGAGGGATTTCAAATTTCTAAGGGACGCACGAAGGTAGCATGAGTGACGCATTTCTGACGCAAATAAAACTACCCCCGACAGGATCACTCCTGCCGGGGGCTTTTGTACCGTCACAATATCTTGTATCTGTTACTCGTTTATCATTTGCAGCTTTGCTGCCGTGTGCCGCGCTCGTGCGTAGATCTGCGGCAGTCTGCGGGTGATCGTGCTGCGCGCCATGTCCAGCTCCACCGCAACATCAATCTGCGGTGTCTTGTCCACGACATAGCGCCGGACGATCTCCGCATCCTGCTCACTGTAGCCTGCCTGTGCTATGATCTGCTCCCACTCGCCTTGCAGCAGGCCGGTCAAGTCGTCCGGAATCCGCACCCTCGCGCTGATCGTCACCACCTCCAATCCGGGTGGCGCGGCACACAGGGGCGTTACTGCTTATGACTCAGGATCGGAATGTTCCCCTTATTGCTGACATCCAGATCGAGTGCCTTTGCGATGTCCCGAATTTTAATATAATTCGTCCCATCCTTCAAAATGCGCTCGACCTCGATCTCCTTGCCGTCAACGATCATCTTTGCCTTTGTGACCACTTCGTCCACCTCCTCCAAGAGCTTCTTAAAGTTCGCCCATTTCTTTTCGTCAATCAGCGGCAGCGGACACAGCTTCATCGAAATGTCATAGTGCCGGATTGCGGCCTGCACGCCCGGCAGCTGCTTCAGCAGCATTTGATAAAGCCGCGCCGCATTTTTCATCGTCGCCTCCGGGATGTAATACTTACCGGCGTCCGTGTGGCTCACCATCTCGATGGAAACGGTGTTGTAGTTGCCGTACACCTTGCCGAATTTGCCGCTCCTGCCGTCGCCCACGGCCCAGGCCACCACGTCCAGCGGCACACACTGATAAACTGTATCGCCTTCGTCTACCACGAAATGTGCCGAAGCGGCGCGTCCCTCGGAGCCGTTTGCAAAATACCGGGCATTGCCGAGCGCCGTTGCATGCTGGCCAGTGTTTGCAGTGTAGTGGAACACGATTGCCCGGATGGCCGAGAGCGGACGCCGCCCGCCCACTCTCGTTGCCCGGATGGTATCGTTAATTTTCAGTGCCATTGTCTTCACCCTTCGCATCCATCGCGTCCTGCGCCTTCTGCGACTGCGTCCCGAAATAGAACGTTATGACCATCAGGAAGATCGTCAGGAAATCCTTGCCCGTGATGTCGCCCCGGAGCGCCAGCACCGTGAACACCACCGTCAGCAGCAGCGTCACCAACGACTTCACGCTCAGCAGATTCGACAGCCGTTTCATAATTTTGTCCATAATCAACCCTCCACTTTGATTGCCCGGTTCTCGAACTTCTTGTAAGCATCGAGATAGATTTCCTGCTTGTCTCCGTTGAGCGTCAGCTCATAATACATCCCGTCAAACAGTGTCGTAGACGCAAGCGCCTTCCAGTTCTGAAGCGTTTTGCAGTACCAGACAACATAGACATCATCGGCGGTGATCTGCTTGCCGTCGCTCTTGTCGAGGTGCTCATTGGTGTAATCGGCCACCAGATTTTTCACCAGTTCAAAAAATTTCTTTTCGTTCATAAGTAACTCCTTTCAGTCCTTTAGCACGATCTCCAAAAACCGTGCCTTTTCCTCTGCCGTATATGTTTCCGGCAAACTCTTGATGTACTTGATCGCGTATTTACTGCGGTTCTCATTCTTTGCCTTCCAGAGGTAAAACATCCCAATCGCCGTCGCAAATCCGATGACTGCCAACGTGACCTCCACACTCAGCACGCCGAGCACATTCAGGATAATGCAAACGGTGCTTGCCGCCGCGCTGCCAATCAGCAACTTCTTCGAAGTCTCCATCGCAACACCTCCATTCGATACCTCCAGCATACCAGCAAATTACACGCCCTTCACCCCGTAAACAGAGAAAATCCGGCGGTTTCCCGCCGGGTTTTTTCTCACCAGTCACTTTCGTACACAGCTTCCCACAAGAATTTGCGCTGCTGCTCCGTCAGATCCCTGTTGTCCTTCAGCCACTTTCGGATCTTGTCGCTCTTGCTCTGGCCCTTAACGGCTTTTCCGTCCGCGCCCTTTGTGGATTCCGTCGTGTTATACACAACATGGAATGTCACATACATATACGGCTCGATTCCGATCTTCTCCGCGTCGTCCGCCAGCGTCATCCATTTTGTTGTGATCTCATACTGGCCGTCCGAATGGTCTTCAAGCGACTGCTGCTCCACAAGATCATACGCCGCCTCGATCAGTTTGCTCCGCGTTTTCGCATCAAGGCTCTGATAGGTATCGCTGTCTTTCAGCGCATCTTCAATCTCGCGGTAATCCGTAGCCCTCTGATCAGAGTACGCGAGATACTGCGTTTCGTTCAGATCCTTCGCGCTGAACTTCTCGTCGGTCGTTTCTTCCTTGTACTTGTCTCGGCTCCCGATCAAGTCCCTCGCGGCCTGAGGAAGCGTATAAGCCGGGTCTTTCTTCACAGCCTTGTTGTACCGGCTCCGCAGACTTTCATCGATCTCCGCACCGTCAAGGCCCATCGTGTTCATCAGGTCGCTCCGGATGTGCTGGAAACTGTCAACATCACCCTGTTCCAGCGCACGATAGAGAATGCTGATGTACCGACTCTTGTTCTTGTTGTTGGTGATATTGTAGATTGCTTTCTCCATCTCATACTGCACGGGGATGTTCTTTGTCTCGACCGCAACAGAGCGAACCATGCCCCACAGATCGCGCGTCAGATTGTTCACCGGAACGCCGTAGACCTTCGACGCCGCGCCGAGTAAACTCTTCACCGCGTAAGCAGAGGTTTTTGTGCCGTTTCCGTCCACGTTCTGCACAAACATCTTTCCAGCATCCACCAGATCCCCGACGACCTCCGTGTCCATTCGGTTCACTTCATAGCCTTGCAGCAGGGAGAGGAAGTCCTTCACATACGGAATATTCCCGACATAGTTCAGATTCCCGCCGAGATTTCCTTCCATTACCGCGTTCCATGCTTTCTGCCATGTTGTCTCTTCGTCTCCGGAGATCCCCGTGAATGCAGCCATGTAACGCTCTTTGTAATCCTTGTCCGGGTCGTCGTCTCGGATCGCATCGATCAAGCTCTGGGCCATCGCGTTCACCGCCGCCGTCACAACAAGCGCCATGACCGCCCGCCCGAAGGTCTTGATCGCCTTGCTGCGCTTTCTGGGTTCCTGCTCATAGCGGATATTGTCCCAGCTGCGGATCAGAAGATTCAGAGACATGATCGGCTCGCCCATGAAGCTCGTCGCCTGTTTTGCGATCTCTCCCTTGTTCCGCATGATGTTCGAGCGCTGGAGCACACCGTCCACGACCTGTGTCTGATCGATGACCTCGGCAAACTGCTTTGCGGTCTGCTCATAAAACGCCTTGCTTCCCGGCTCCAGATACGGGTTCTCCCGGTGAACTGTCCATTCGCAAGCGTTCCAGAGCCTGCCCCACGTCACCGCGTCCGCCGCTCCGGCGGGGGCCGAGAGCGTGTCGTTGAGCTTCCGGACGGCTGTCCGCGTGTCAAACAGCGTTTCTTTCATCGTGTATGGCGCACTGATGTCAAATCCACCGTTGTCCTTGCGCATTGCGATCGGGGAGTATTCCAGTGCCCGGCTCCATCCGCCTTGCCCCTTCACGCCCTTCACAAGCCCTTTCGCCATATCCGCCGGGTCGAGCACCGCCGCAGCGCGAAAGAACGCCGTCGGCTGCTGAATGACGACACGGATGTTTCCTCCGACTGCCGCGCCCTTAAACCCGCTGATCGCCTTTCCGGCAAAATCGGTCATCGGGCCGAACTCCTTGAGATTGATCCCGTTTTGGATATTATCCATCAGTGAACGCCAATAACTCTGTGCGCCTCTGCCGCCGTACTCGTCCAAGATCTGGCGGATATTCCGGCCCGTCGGAAGTCCATTTTCATCGCGGAATTGGTAGTTGAATAGATGGTTCGCGTCCTCCATCGTGCAGAGCCACGCCGCATAGTCTGTCATTTCAGCGGCGTGATTGGCAAATGTCGTGAAAATGCCGGGAATGTCAAGCGGATTGTTCGCGCCAGGCGTCAGCGGCTTCGCCAAGCCGACATTCTGGATCGACCGGGGCTGGTTGCCGCCCTTCTCCACCGTGGACTGAACGCCCTCTCTCGCGCTCCTGATGGGCCAATAATTTTTCTCCGTGAATTTCTTATAACCGTATGCCCTCATGCTGGCGTCGTTTCCATAGTCTGCGAGCAGCCCCGTCGTCATCCCCTGAAGGCCGTCCGCGATCTTCACCTGTTCCGCCGTCAGTGAACCGGCAATCTGCTGAAGGTCTGCTTCTGTCAGACGGATCGCCTCGAACCCGCGCCCGATCTTCGCGCTCTTGATCTCGGGCTGAATGATACCGCCCGTCGTCAAATGCTCCAGCGCCTGTTTCCGCTGCATCAGGTTGTAGATCTCCATCGCCTGTGCCGTGGTCAGGGTCAGCGTCTTACCGCTTGCGGTCTGGAACGTGTGCGTCTGCTTCTCCAGCTGCTTCACCGTCTTTGGGTCGACGATTTTCTGCGTTTCTTCCGTGATCCGGTCGACGATCAGCTGCTGTTGATCCTGCGCATCCCGCAGCATCCGATAAATCGCCTTTCCTGAATCTCCATAATGGGAGAAAAATGTATAGGGAGTTTCCAGATCAAGGGTGAGCCGCGTCGTGCGTTTGCGGATCGGCCGCCGCTCGGAAACGTCATTCCGGATCGCTTCGGCCCATGTTCCGGTCTGTGCATATTTCGCATTGGAGAGCATCTTTCCGTAGGTCGAAACCGAGTGTTCCACGGCCCGCACAACGTTCCACACGGTCTGAAGCTGGCTCTTGGAGAGATCGGAAAGCGGTGTGTCTTTCATTGCGATCACTTCGTCAAATCCGCCCCTGATCCCCTCGGAGTTATCGCCAAGCAGATACGGGTCGACGGTCATCGCGTCCCCGTCTTTGACGATCTGCGTATACTTGGCCTTGAGCGCCTCGAACGCTTCGCTTCGCCGGGTCATCACGCCCTTCTCGTTCCTGTCCGCTCCGCGCAGCTTTTCGCCGTACAGAGTTGTCTTTCCGTCCTTCCCGACCTTGCCCTCGCGGATGGTCGCCGGGTCGAGCGTGTAGTTGTCCTCCATATTGATGCTCTCCAGCATCGCGGCGACTTCGTGCTTCAAAATTTCGGGGATATGCTGCTTGTCGGTCGGGCGGAGCAGCTTCTGCGAAAGTCCCTTCGTGTGCCGGATGATCTTATTTCGAAGTTCCCGCGCCTCGCGCCGGTCTTTTGCCGCCGTGTCACGGCTCTTGTACTGCTCCTTGAGCTTGTTGATCTGGTCGGCCCGGCGCGTCCGCTCCTTTTCGAGGATCGAATTCACGCGCGCCCGGTTCTTCTCCCGGAGGTCTGCAAGCTGTGCGTTTTTCTGCTCGCGGACCTTCTGGGCCTGCGCCTTTCCCTTGGCCTTTGCCTCGGAGAGCGCCGCCGCCTGTCGGTCTGCGAACGTCTTGCGCGTCTGCGGAAGCTCAAAGAAATCATCAAGGATTTCATTGGCCGCCGCCGTTTTCGCCTGTTCCATGTAGCCCTGATACGGATTCTGCTCTGTGATCGTGTAGATATTTCCGAGAACGTCCGCGATCTGCTGAAGCTGGTCTGCCGGGTGCGATACCGCGTCCTCGTCAAAGAACTCCGGCCACTGATCGGCCAATTCCTGATAGACCTGATCGATGTTCGTCTGCCCCTTGCCGATGGTCATGCGCCCGAAGTTCCGCTTTCTCAGCTCCGCGAGATCGGGAACATTCTTTCCATCTTCCTCAGAGATCGTCAGCTTCGTCGTTCTCAGAAAATCGCGCAGGTCTTTGTAGCTCTGGTAAAGCTCGTCGTCGGCCTCCACAGCGTTTTCCACAAGCTTCCCTGCGATCTCCTTCGCCTGCGAAAAAGCTTCCTTGCCGTCCAGTTCGCCGTTTGCCATCGCGTCATAGAGGCTCTGCAAATCGCCCTGAATGTCCGCCGCGTCAAGCTCTGCACCGTACCGCTTGACAAGACTGGTTGCTTCTCTGCCGACCGACTTCTCATTTGTCGTCGTGCGGACTGTGCGCTTCGTCTGGCCCTTCCAGTAATCCACGCGCTCTTTCAGAAGCTCGTTCTCCTTCAGCACGTCCGCATATTCCCGGCTCACTTCCGCGCCTTTTACCGAAAGTTTCCCATTGACATTTTCACTGTTGGCGTCTACAATAGGATTATCAGAAGCATCCAGCCTACGATCCGTTGCACCTTGTGCAGCAAGTGTCGTATTGGGTGCTTCTGTTATTTTTATAGGTTGGATGTCAACAATGTCATAGAGGACTGCGGCCCCGTTTTTCGTCGTCCCGACAACTACATCCGCGCTATATCCATTTGCCCCAACACGGAAATTGACTGTTCCACGTGCGAACTCCCGGAAACTATCTTTTCTGGTGTGTTTGATTTCTTCTCCGACATAATCGCGCGACGCTTGAAGAAGCTCATCTGCAACTCCAAACGCATTTACTTTATCTGCATACGCCGGTTTGTTTTTTCGGTAAAGATTTTGGGCGTCTTTTGAAAATGTCCATTCATTTGCCGTTTTTTGATTGATCCCTATTTTTTGGCCATAAACATCGATCCAGCTATTGAATTTTGTGCGGACTAACTCGGAAAGGGCCGCTCCAACGTCCTTCTGGCTCTTCACGTCAAGCGCCCAAATTGGAGCATCTACAAATTCATTTCCCTGCGCATCTTTTTTGATCACATATCTCGTCTCTCCGGAAGATGTACCAGACAAGCCATTCGATTTTTTCACGTTCTCCGCCGCAGCATCCATCGCAGCCAGAAGTTTCCCCTCCGCCGTCTCAGCCTTCTTCCGTTCCGCGCCGGTCAGCTTTCGGATAAACGAACGAATCGCGTCAATGATCTTCTGAAGCAACGTCCGGTCGTCCCGGTGCTTTTCAATGAAATCGTCGAGGACTTCGCCGTCGTCGATCATCCGCCCGGCATAATCCGCCGCCGCCTCGTCGAGCGCCGCTTCCTCCGTGATCTCATAGCCACGCTGCGCGTAATTCTCCATGACAGACTGTGCCTGTGGCCGGATCTCATCGATGATCGCTTCCCGGAACTGCTGATACTGCTCCGGCGCAGTCTCCTGAATCCGGTGTGTCAGTTCATGCCCCAGAAGGAACATAACGGGGTTATTGTTGTGCTTTTCGATCAAAACCTCATTGCCGGACAGTTCCGCATTTGCCGTGCCGCCCGCGACCTCATCCGCAAACCGTACCCGAACACCGAGTTGTTTTGCAACCGTATCAATTTGCTGCGCCGTCTCAGTGGTCATTTCACCGTCACGCACCGCAGCTTTCACATAATCACTGTAATCCATACCCGGCTTGAAAGGCGTTTCCTCCGTAGTCTGTCCGCTGGTCTGTTCGGGCTTGACGGCTGCGATTTCCTGCGCTGCTTGCGGCTCCATATCGTTCTTCCCGGCCACTTCCGCCGCGTATTTCTGCCACGGCGCTAGCGTTTTCGTTTCGGGAAGGTCATTCCCGGCCCTTGCCGCATTGTAGACCTTCACAAACTCCCCGGCGTATTCCGCCGTGTCCATCTTCCCATCGTAGGCATTGAAGATCGCTTTCTGTCCGCTCGCGCCGAGTGTCTTGGCGATTGGCTCCATTGATGCGGCTTCCGTTGTGCGCGTTTTCGCGGGTGCTGCGGCCTTCTTTGCCGTCTTCGGCGGTTCCTGCTTTGGCGTGGATGCTTCACTGCCCGTGGAAGCGAGTGTTTCGGCCTGCGCTGCGTCCTGTGCGGGTGCCTGCGCGGTGTTCTGCTTCGGGGCGACCGTTTCCGTGGGCGCGGAGTTCTGCCCGCCTGACGGCGCAGACGCGGCCTCCTGCTGCATTTCCGTCGCCGCTTTTACGAGTGCATCCGCTGTTTTTGCGTCCAGTCCCCGCGCCTGAAGATTCTGACTTACAGACTGTGCCGCGCCCGCCGCTGCGTCTCCGCCCGTCATGGGCAGCGGCGTGTCCGCCTGAATCACGCCCTGCGTGATCGCGGTCTGAAGGCCGTTTGCGACTTCCTGCGTCAGGTTCGGGTCGACCGGCGGCTGTACCGTCGCACTCGGGATCTGTCCGGTCGTGCCGCCCGGAAGCGCGGTCTTGGGCTGCATGGAGTCGGCTGCTGCCTGATAGCCATTCAGATAGTTGTTTGCCCAATCCTCAATCGCATCCAGCGCAGAGTTAAGGTTGTTGACGGCCTTCTGCTGGCCCGCAATATAATATTCGCCCGTCGCTGCGCGGAGGCTCTGTGTCTGCTGCAGGATGAGCTGCACGCGCTGGGCCTTTGCCTCCGGCGTCATGTTCTCCGTCCCCGCCGCCATTGCCTGATAGCTGGCCTCGATCTGGTTATAGGCTTGCTGCATCCGCGCTTTCTGCGCGTTCGTCGTCTCATAGGTCGAAATCGCGCTGCTGAGTGCGCTGAACAGGAAGGACGTCACAAGCCCCTCGGCGATCTCCTGCCGGGTCGGCTTTTTGTCCGCCGCCGCATACCCGATTGCCTGATTGACCGTCGCATTGCTCATGCCGCTGGCCGTCTGCCGCACGAACTCGAAGAACGGTGTCATAAGGCCGTTCTTGCGCAGAACGTTTGCCAGCCCAGATCCGACAAGTTCTCCCGCGATGTTGCCCGCAGCGCCCTGTGCGCCGCTCACGGCGATGCTCTTCAAATAATCGCCGCCGCTGATATCTCCGCTTGCCGCCGCGCCGGAGTTTTGGATTGCGCTCACGCCCGCAAAGGTCAGCGAGCCGCGCGCCACGTTGAACCAGAAGCTGCCGGTCTTCAATCCTGTTGCGGCCAGCCCCGCGCCCGCCGCTTTGCCGACGCCGCTCATCAGCGCCAGAGAACCGGCGATCCGCGCACCGCTCGCCAGATACGGGTGTTCCGACTGCGCATAGGCGTAGTTCTGCTTCTGCTCCGCCCATCTGTCATACGCCTCGTCCGCCATTTCCGTGGAGGTATGAAGCAGCACGTCTCCAAGCGCCTCAAACCCCAGCCCCTGCATCAGACCGCTTGCGACAGCTTCCTGTCCGGAGTAAAGCCGCGTATAGAGCGCGTTGTAGATCTGCTCCCACTGCCGGGCCGATTCCTTGTCGTTTTTCCGCACGGCTTCCTGATACGGTGCAAATGCCCAGACGTTTTTCTCTGCACTCAGAAGCCCCGTCCCGCCGCTCTGCGTTCCAATGGCTTCCTTCGCTTCCTGCTCCTGCTCCTTCGTCCACGTCCCGTAGACGCTCGCCAGCGCCGCCAGACGCTGCTTGTAATTCCCGACGTTCTCCGCTGTGTACGCTTCCGGACGCTCCGATCTCTGGTATGTCTGATAGACCTTGTACTGGTTCGCGTCCATCTGATACTTCCGGTCTACCTCGGCCTTCCGCTCCTTCAGCTTGGAGATGGCGTCCTCTGCGTCATTCTCTTCCTGCCGGAACGAGCGGATCGGGGAGAGTGCGCGCCCGATCTTCTCCCACAGGCTGGTGTTCTTGCGCCGTTCCTCTTCCTGCTGCGTCAGCGCGTCGATCTGCTTCTGGAGGTCTTCGGACTGCCTGCCCAGGATCTGCTGCCGCCGCATTTCCTCTGTTTCGTTCTCCAGCTTCGGCAGGGAGGCACGCTCCTTCGCCGTCTCCTCTTGTGCCGCCATGTCCGGGTCAATGTTTCGTGGGTTCTCCAGAAAATGTTTCTCGCTTTCCGTCAGCCGCTTTCCGCTCATCTGCTGCCGGGCGAGTTCCTGCCGGTACTTTGCATCTTCATAGTTCTGATGCGCCGCGTTCTTGGCCGCTCCGGACGAACTGTAACGGTGGTAATTGTCAAAAGCCTGTGCCGCTGCGTTGACCTGTTCCTGATAGTACCGGTTCGTGTCACGGCGCTGCGCGTTCACCTGCGCGGAGTACCTTTCAGCCGCGAACTGGTCATAGTTCCGATCTTCCGCGTTATATTTCCGCACCTGAAGGGTCTGCGGGAAGCTGCTGGACTGCTCATATTCGCGCAGCGCGTCAGCCCCGCTCCGCTTCCACTTTCCTCCGGCCTCAGACGTGCTTCTTTCATTCATCGGTGTTACGCCGATGCTTCCGACATAGTTGCTGGACTGTTCATATTCCCGCAGAGCATCCGCGCCGCTCCGTTTCCACTTTGCCATAGTGCCTCCTTACTCCAACGGAATCCCAAATCCTGCATCGTTCAGGATGCCCGCCAATTCGTTATACTGCTTTTTGCCCTTCGAATTGCCAAGATTGAGCTGATGGACAATGCCCTGAAACAGTTCATACGCCTTGTCTTTCCGGCCCAATGCGATCCACTCATACATGCCGCGCTTCAGCTGGTCATAGGTCTTCGACTGGATGCCTCCCGCGCCGCCTCTGTTGTAGGTGTTGTCAATATAGCCCTTGCCGGTTTGCCGCGTTGTTTCTTCTTCGCTGCCGCCGCTTCCGCCTCCGCGTCCACCTCGACCGCCGGAGCCGCCGGAAGACTGATTCGCGTAGTACGCCTCATAGGTTTTCAGCTCTGCGGGTGTCAGGCCGGAACGGGCGATCAAAGAAGAATCGAGATCGGCCAGCTTTCCGCCGGCCTTTAAGAAGTTCTGCACCCGGTCCAGCGCGTCGCCCTGCGCCGCCGTCTCCATCGAATACTGCGTGCTCTGCTGGTTGGCCGCGAGGCCGAGGTTGTTTGCAAGCTGGTTGTAGCGGTCAGAATACACGCCATAATCAAAGTTCCGGTCTGTGTTGTACTGGCCGAGCGCGTCAATGTACTTCGCATAGTCCAGCTGTTCCTGCCCCTGAAGCGTGCTGATCTTGCTCTGCTGCAAGCTCGCGTCGTCCAGATACTTCTGATAGGCCAGCTGTTCCAGCTCCGGGATCTTGTCGGCAATCTGAGAAGCGTAGTAATTCTGTGCCTGTGCCGCCGCACTTGCCGCATAGCTCGACGGAATCCCGCCGGACGCCGCAGCGGCCTCCGCAAGCGCGTCCTGTGTGGCCCTCTGGCCCTCTCGCTGGTATTGCTTCCGGTAATTTGCATACAGCGGGTCGTTTTTGTAATCGTAGCTGAATTTTTCCCGGTTCACATACTGCTGCAAGAGGTCATTGATCTGCTGATCATACCGGTTGGAATACGTCGGCTTTTCCCGCGTATCCTGAAATGGGCCGTAACCGTTAACCTGATCCCACAGCGCATTGATTGTGTCGTTCCACTGGTTGGTCTGCTGGGTGTAGCTGATCTTGTTATACTGGCTGCCGTTCCCGCCGCCAGAATAGCCGTACTTGCTGCGAATACCTTCCACGAAATCATGTGCGCTTTTCATGTCGGTCTGGCCGGTGCGATAGGCTTCTCTGGCCTGTGCCGCCGCGCGCAGCTCGTCGTCTGTAAAATGCTGCTGGTCAAAGGTGCTCCCGCCGTATTGACTGCGGTCGATCAGCGCCTGTTCGTCATATTGTTTCAGTCTTGCCATAGTTCGCCTCCTTATAATTCGCTGCCGATGTAGCTCTCGCGCACCAGCGAATAAAGCCGCCATACGCCGGTTCCTTCAAGCTTGATTTTGAAATGGTCGCATCTGCGGGGCAGGGTAGAGAGGTAATAGCTCCGCTTCGCAGCCGCCGTCAGCTTCTTCACCAAGACCCACGTCCCATTGCTGTCAAACTGCTGGGAAAGGCTCAGTTCCGCCCCGGCCTCCAGCTCTACGCGGATCTGCACCTTCCCGTGTCCCTTTTTATTCGGGCTGCTCTCAATGAAATCCCCAAACTCCACCATAGCAGAAACGGAATCCTCTTTCACCCCCGTCGCGGAGATCGGATTTCCGCATACCCAGAGTTTCCCGCCCGCCGCCATGTAAAGCTCGCCGCCGCTCCATTCAAAGCCTTGCGCCTCCGTCTCGTCCTCGGCGTTCCACATGCTCTTTTCCGTGTCATACACGAAGATGCGCCAGCCGTCAGAGCCTTTCATGCTGACGTAGTATTTCCGCCCGTCAGAGCCGCCCACGGCGTTCTGATACCGGTCTGTGCCGAACGCGGCGGAAATGTTCTGCGGGATTCCGCCTGAATAGGCCACGATCCCCGCGCGGGACAGATAGAACAGCGTCTCCCCAGCGACCGCGAGACTCCGTCCGCTGCCCTTCGCCACGCCGAGATTCGCGCTCCCCATCACCTGAAAGTTGCTCGGCTTCGAGCCGTATACCTTGTAGATGGATTCCTCCTTGAAGAAGCAGGGATAGCCGAGATAACTCACACATCCTGTGAAATCGCCCTCGCTGCCCACGCTCGCCGCGTAGGAATCCGAGGCCAGCCCGTCAAACACGTTCCAGTTCCTCACATCTCCAAGCTTCGAGGCGTAGATCGTGTTTCCCTTGCAGCCCCACAGCCGGTTTTCATTCTCACAGAGAAAATCCAGATCCGGCATTTCGCGCTTGAAGCTCAACGTCTCCGTGTCGCCGTTTTCAGCAATGGTGAACGTGTTCTCATAGAACCGCAGCTCATGCCCGTCCACCTCCCGGACGATCAGATAGACGCCCTCGCCGGTGTTGTTCTCCGGATGCTTCACCGCACCCGTGATGGAGATCGCATCCCCGGCCTTGAAGTAATTCTCGAAGTTTACGCTGTCACATACGATGGTGTTCGCGTCGGCAGCCTCGCCGCCATACGTTCCGTTTTTGATGGTGCATGCCTTGTTCAATACGCTCTGCTCAATGTTCCCGTGGCTCCCGTCGAGGCGGTTGTACCACACCTTGTCCGGCAAAATCACCAGATAGGCCCCGAGGTTCGCCATGACCTTCTCCGTGTCTGAAAGACCGGTCAGCTTTGCTGCTCCGTCAAGATAGAGCGTCGTCCCATCCACATAGTAAAGTCCGTCGTGGGCGTACATCCCATGAAACGCTGTCAACGTTCTCCGCAGATACCGGGCCTTTCTCGGGGAGAGGATTGGGAAGAGATCGCTCGTCATGTTCTTCTCGTCCCAGATCGTCCCGTCGCCATAGCCTAAATTGTGGTTATATCCGCCAAACTGCACCGTCGAAAACTTCTTGATGCCGTCCGCATAGCTCATTGCCGGTAGTGTAAAGCTCATGTTCCCACCTTCGTTCCATAGAATTGATAGGTTCCAGCGCTGAAATTAAACATAATTCCGCACGTTTTTGCCTCGTTTCCGACCCACATCAGGTTGCTGCCGCCATAAATCTTCTGAACGACTGCCGGATTTGTGTTGCCGAGGATCACAGAATAGTTGTCCGCTCCGTATGTCTGCCCAATCAGGGCCTTTTGCGTGCCATTTACCCAGACTTCAAGACCATTAGACCCAATCGCCATGTAGTTGTTTTCATTTGCCCGCATCACGATCCGGTCGCCCGCAAGATAGGTCTGCCCGCCGGTGGTTGTGACGGTCACGCCGTTCACCTTCTGGCTCACCGTGGAGACGGTCCCTTCGGCGTTTGCAACGCGCGTCTCCAGCCCGCTGGCCGTCTGGCTCAGACTTGAAATGCTCCCCTCTGCATTGCTCACGCGGGAAGAAAGCCCATTTGCGGTCTGCTGAAGGGAAGAGATATTCCCTTCGGCGCTGGACACTCTGGAAGAAAGGCCGTTTGCGGTCTGCTGCAAGGACGAGATATTGCCCTCCGCATTCCCGACGCGGCTGCTCAGCCCCTGCGCCGTCTGCTCCAGCTGCGAAATATCGCCCTCGTTGCTGCTCACGCGGGAGGCGAGGCCCGCCGCCGTAGCCTGAAGCTCTGTGAGATTCCCGTCCGTGTCAGAGAGCTGCTTCAAAATCGGCTGCGAGATCGCATCCTGAATCTCTTTCAGCCCTTCGGAGTTGAAGTTCCCGGCATCGAGGTTGTTCAGCGTATACCGCAGCTGTTCCAGCAGCATATAGAGGTAATTCCGGATCGTCCTGATCTGCTCTGCGGGGCTTTCCTGCCCCGCAAAGTTCGGAAACTGCGTGTCCGCGCTCAGAATATTCCCCGGCATGTCAGCTCAACCCCAATCTGAATAACGCATAGGCCACAAGCCCGCCCGCCAGAGCCGTCAGAATGGTCTTGACCAGCGCCTCCCATTTGCTTCCCGGCACGGCCTTTAATTCCTTGACGTCCGTCTTGATCTCCTGCACGGTGCTCTCAATGGTATCCTGCTTCGTGGCGAGGACTTCGACCGATGTCGCCAGCGTGTGCAGCGCCCGGTTGTCCTCCTCTAGGTCGTCAATGCGGTGCGTGTTGCTCTTGCTGCGGGCCTCGATTTCGGCGATCTTTGCCTGAATTCCATCGTCCATCTCATGTCTCCTTTACTTCCGTAAAATACAATCCCACCAGCTCATGGGGCAAAAACTGCAGCGTCACCTTGCCGCCGGCCTGCTCCCCTGTCCTCTCGCAGAGGTAGAGCTTGCCGTCCTCCGGGTCGGTGTAATAGAGGCCATAGATGTACTCCATGCCCTTTGCGGCGGGGATAGGATCGTCCTGCGTGCCCGCGTGCGTCTCGTCAATGACGGTAAACAGTGCCGGGACTTTGTCCGGCTCCCAGCCGGTCTGTGTCGTGTGGGCCTGTGTCACGCGATAGAGCCTGTCCGCATAGACCAGCCGGTCATCCACTTTGACGGCCATATCCGGCGCCCAGCGGTCATACAGCTCCTTTGCCTTCACGGCGTCCGCATCCGTCAGGCTGGCCGAAGCCTTGACGATATAGGGGCGCAATGCTCTGGCCCTTTCTGTATAGGTCATCATTCCGCCTCCCCAAGTAAAATTTTCGCCGCTGTCTCAGCATCCGTCAGCGGGATCGCCGCGCCCATCTCTTCATAGCTGCCCTCCGGCTCTGTGCCTTTCAGCAGCTTGCCCGCCAGCCGGAACACCGTATCAGAAAGTGCCTGATACTCAGTTCCTTCCTTGTCGGTCAGCGTCACGGCCATCTTCGCACAGAATCCGTCCGCTTCGCTCTTTTCACATAGGATATAAAACCCGTCCGGATGATAGCGAATGGGAACAACGCTGTCTGCGTATCCGACAAAAATATTTTTGCTTGCAATTCTGTACATATTCGTTCTTGCCCCTTTCTGGATTAAAAGCAGAAGCCGAAGGCCACGCCAAACGAGTTGCTGGCGTAGTTGCTGCCGGCGTTGCTGTCGCTGCCGACAAGACAGAAGAAGTTAGCGATGCTCGCAAACGGAGAACGCTCCCACCAGCTTTTCGCAGACCCGCTTACATTCTTAACTTTGCTGTTGCCAGCTTTGTAGTACGCATATTGCGTGCCTTCGCCTGCCGCCGAGTGTGTGGCCGAGCCGAAGATTTCAACCTCGCTGAGCAAAAACAGCTTATCCGCCGTGGTGTTGATGGTGACGCTCTGACCACCTGCCGAGGTCAGCTTATTCACCTCCCGGATACCGTTCTGTACCTCCGTAGGCATCAGCGCCAGAATGGCGGGCAGGTGTGTGTTTCGCATGGCGCAGCTCGTCCAGCCGCCGACATTGGTGTTGGAGCTGTTCATTTGATTGGTGTTGGCGTAGCAGTCATGAAGCTGGAAGGTCAGCGGCGCCGTTCCGCCTGCGGCGTAGGTGTCGTGGTTCTTGCCGATGATGTCCACCTGATAGCTCGTTCCATTGATGGTCATCGTCTTGCTGTTGCCCGCAACCCAGCTCGACGGCACGCTGCCCGAATGACACGCCGCGATGATGGAAGCCCAGTCGTTGTCCGCGAAGTTGGCCTTCAGGAAGTTCAATGTCAGCGCATAGCTGTCCTTTACGGACACGCTCGCCGTGTTGGACGTTTGCCCATTGTGCGTCGCCTTGACGCTCCATGTACCGGCCTCCGGCACGACCAACGTACACGTTCCGCTGACGGCTGTGCCGCTCACAGACAGACTTCCTTTAGTCGCGGTAACAGTCGCGCCAGACGTCACAGACACGACGATCTTCAATTCCGTGCCGGTTTGAATAGCCTGAATGGCGGAGATAAAACCGGATGGGAATTGCAGATCGGCGCCGGTGTTGCCCTTTGTCCGGATCGCGTCCGCGACCTGCGTCAGCTTCGAATCCAGCGACGCCGAATCAACGACCTTGTCGTATGCCATCAGTACGCACCTCCGCTCCACGTCGGCAGCGCCGCCAGCACGTCATTGACCATGCTCGTCTGATCCGCCGCCGTCCAGTAATCCGTCCCCTTCACCGGCGTCTTGCCAGCTGGGCCTTGCGGGCCGGTCGCACCGGGGTCGCCTTTCACGCCAGGTTCGCCCTGCGGCCCCTCCGGGCCGGTCGCGCCTGCCGTGCCTGTTTCACCTTTCTCGCCTGGTTCGCCCTGCGGCCCCTGTTCGCCCTGAACGCCCTGTTCGCCCTTCACCCCTCGGGAGGGTTTCCCAGTATCAGTGCTGCCCAAGAACCAGTTGCCGTTCGCTCCAATCGTCGGGGTGACGCCGTCCGCGCCGGGTGCGCCGGGTGCACCGGCTGCGCCGGGGCTGCCGTCTTTGCCCGGTTCTCCCTGTGCGCCTGTGTCGCCCTTGTCGCCCTTCTCACCCTTCGCGCCCTGCAAGGGGCCGTTGTTGACCCACGCAGAGGTCACGCCGTCGTAGATGTAAATGTCATAAGGCTCCGCCGTGCCCACGCCGTAAGCGTCGCCAGCCGTTGGATTCGTCACCGCAGCGGCCAGCGCCTGCGCCGTTGCGTAGTAGCCCGAGATGGTCAATCCCTTGCCGGGTTCGCCCTGGACGCCCTGCAAACCCTGTGGCCCTCTCGGCCCCGTCTCGCCCTGTGGGCCTGTCGCGCCTTTCGGGCCGGTCGCGCCCGTCGCGCCAGTTTCGCCCTTTTCTCCTTGCTTGCCCTGAATACCCTGAATGCCCTGCTCGCCCTGTTCGCCTTGCGGGCCGGTCGGGCCGATGGGACCTTGCGCCTTGACGCCGGAATCGACCATTTTTCCTTCCCAGGCGCTCCACTGATACCAGTTTCCATTAGAACCGATATAGGCCATGTGTTCTGACGCTTCCTGCGATGCGCTGCTTGCGGCCTCCGCAGCCGCCTGTGCCGCCTCCGCCGCGTCTTTGGCCTCCTGTGCCTGTGCGATCGTCGAGGACACTAGTGCCCCTTGCAGCTCTTCCAGCGAGAGAACGTCATGCCATGTGCTCTCGTTCTGATACTTCCACTGGAGCTGCCCGGAAGTCTGGTCGAACCGGATGACGACCGGCTCGCCCGGGTCGCCCTTCAGCGACGCAAGCCATTCTTCCTCCGTGCCGGTGTAGCCATGCTTCACGGCGATCCCATACGCCGAGAAGTAGATCCCCAGCTCTTCCGGCTTTCCTCTGCGGTGCGTCCGGTTGTACCATGCAGCCCATTCCGTGATATGGGCGTTCGCGAGGTTCATCGAGTTTGTATATCGGTCATATTCTCCGTTAACGAAATCGATCATCGCCATCAGATAGACGTAATAGAGCTTGTCGTGCGGAGCCGTAACGATCATCTCACTCATCAGATCATCCGCGCCGTAGCGCACCGTGTCATCCGGGGCGATCATCAATACTTCGGTCTGCACCTTGCCCTCCACTTCGTTGAGGAATTGCAGCAGCATCGAATCCGGATAGTGTGTCTCGTCCACCTGTTTCAGGTTCCGCGCCATCGTAATTGCGCTCTGTACGGTCAATTTCTTCCCTCCTTTGCAGAAAAACGGCGCAGAGAGCCTAAATACTCCCTACGCCGTGTCGTAGTGCCATTCGTGGTGGTTTCGCGGACGATATTAACGAAGTGCGCCGGATTTCTCGGCATACTGCCGCGCCTGACTTGCCATCAGTTCCGCCGTCCGCTCGTCCTGCCGCATCGAGCGGATCAGGATGTTATAGACGCCGCGCGGGATCATCACCTGTTTGCCGCGCTGGATCTGATAGCCCTTGCCGTTCCAGCCGACGAAAATGTCGTCCTTGTATTTGTCGTTGTCCCGGAACGCGAAGAAGGGGACAAGCTCATTCATGTCCTGCGGTTTGTTTGCCATCATGTTCCTCCTTGTCTGTTACCCGCCCCCGAAGGGGCGGGCATGGTCTCAGTTTGCTGCTGATTCAAAGGTCGAGGCGGATTCAATGCGGATCATGTACTGCTCGACAAGGCGCTCCGCCGTCTTCGTCGCCTTCCAGCCAGCAGTCGCGCGCTGGTTCAGCGGGTCAGCCGTACCGGAAGAGCCGAGCTGCTTCACAATATGCTGGAGACCGCCGCCGGTCAGCTCCGTCACGCCGTATGCGTTGTCGCCGAGGATCAGCGTGGAATAGACGCTTCTGCCGCCCTTGCCGCCCTCGCCCGGCGAGATCACAGCATTGTCCGCCGCGCTGGAAATGTTCTCCTTCAGCGTGATCTTCGTGGCCGTGTTGGAGACGACCTCGCACAGCGTGTCGCCGATCAGGATCATACGGCCAGCAAGCGCGTTCGCGGCGACCGTGCCGCCGTCGAAGGTGACTTCCTTCGTCGCCGAAGAGATCGCACCATTCACCAGCAGCGTCCGGCTGTCAGACGCGAGATCTTCACCGGCGAAGATCTTCGCCTCGGTGCTCTCCACAAAGCGGACGCCCTCGATCTTGCCGATCTCGCCCTCATAGATGCCCTCCGGGTCGGAGTAGGTCTTCACGTTCACCCACTTCGGGTCGTTCATGAAGTCATAGGACACGTCCGGATGAATGATGCCGACGAAGTTGCCGTTGATGCGCTCCGCGTTCTGCACCTTCAGATAGCGGACGGCCTTGCGCACGTCGTCAATCGTCAGGTAGCAGTTCTCGCTTTCCGTCGCGCTGCCGCCGGTCAGCTCCGAGCGGTCTTTCTTGCCGCCGGAGTAGAGGACGTTCGTGCCACCGGCGAGCACTTCGCGGGTGATGGTGTCCAGCGTCCGGCCAGCCTGAGAGGCCAGCAGCTTCGTCGCCTGAACGAGGTTGTTGTCAATCGCGGTCAGAAGCAGGATGTCAGCCAGCTCGACATAGTCGCCGTACTGCTCCACTTTCGCGGTCAGAACAGACATCGTGAGCTTCCGGCCATCCGGGGTCACGCCTTCCTTGAGCGGTGTGAGCGCTTTGGGCAGCGGGTCATACTTGCGGAATTCGATGGTCTTGCCGCCGTTCTTCGGGATCGGGTGCTTCTGGCCGAACTGATCGTGTACCAGCTTCGGTTCCGTCAGGTCGATCAGATAGTCCGAATAGTAGGTTTTCATTTCGTCACTCAGACCGACGTCCGTCGTGACGTTCGTGTTGCCGTCGAACATTCTCAGGTCAAAGGCAACGAGTTCATAAAGATTTTTCATAATTCTCCTTTCTCGCGAAAGGGTCAGAATGTGATAATGTCCCCTCTCGCAGCTCTGCGGGCGATCTCCGCGCGGTCCTTCTTAGTAAGCTTGGAAACATCGTCCTTGATGGTAAATGCAGCGCTCTGCCGCGCCGTTCCGTTCTCCACAGGCCGGTTTCCACGGGCGCGAATGTTGTCTGTCACATTCTTTTCCGTCCGTATGCTGGCCTGCTGCATCGCGCCGGACATGATCTCGTCGAAGTGCATCACCTTGTAAGCATGCTCCACCGGCGTCCCGGCCTTGAGCATCGACATGAACGTCGGATTCTCCATCTCCACAGACAGATCAAATTGCGGGAACTTCTGCTGAAGCACTTCCGCGTCCTGCATCCACTGCTGTACCTGCGCCTGTACCTGCTTCTGCCCTTCCTGCTCTTCCGCCGCCCGGCGGAACGCCTCGTTCTCGCGGCGCATCCGGACGAACTCGCGGTACTGCTGTTCGCTCATGCCCGCTTCGTCGGCGGCTTCCGCCCAGTACGCATGGTCGCTGTCAATGGCTTTGAGAAGGTCTTTCGCGTCCTCCACGCCGTAGCGTTCCCGGAGCGCGTCCAAAACCGGCTTCGCATCGTCCAGCTGCGTCTGCAAGGCTTTCATGTCAGAGAATCTTCGGTTGATGATGCGCTGGGTGTCCTCGGTGTATACGTCCTTGTATTCCCCGGAGACCATAGATCGATACGCCTTGCGTTTCTCCTCCAGCGTGTTTGACGTCACCTTGACGTCCGTCTCTGCCTTCCCGGCGTCGGAAGGCGCGTCCTGCGTGTCAGTCACGGCCTGCTTGCCGTAGAGCACGTTTTCGCCCGATTTGCCCCGCTGGGTGTTCACGGGAGCTGCGCTTTGGGAATCGCCCATCGTCCCGGCTGCGGGCGCTGCGGCTCCGCCGTCTCCGCCCTCAAACTGATGCAGCCAGAAAGAGAAAATGTTCATAGTGTACCTCCAATCGCGGGTATACGGCCCCGTGTGCCGTGTTCCTCCTGCAATGCTCCGTGGAAGACCGCCCGTGTTCGATTTGCGGAGATCGCAGAAACAAAGTCCGCCACGGAGCACGATCAGGAGGACAGTATCAGTATGATGGATTTGCAAGGGGTTTTCACCCCGTAAATCAGGATATTTCCTGAATTTCTACGGAAATTTTATCGGGTGCGGTCTTCTCCAAACACTGGAGGCCGCAGCACACCATGTCAAACGGGGCCGGATCGTCGATCCGGAACGTCAAAAATGCCGCGCCGTCCGTCATTCGGTCGTAGATCATCGCTTCTCTGCCCATAAGATAGCACCGAAGCGTCTGAATCAGTGCCGATACCGCCGCACAGACCTCCACGCTCCCGGTCGCGTGTCCCTGTGCCGACAGGGTGTAGAGGTTCCCGTCCCGTTCCAGATAGACCCTCGTCATCTCGTCACCGCCGCCGCGTCACTGCCGGAATCCATGTCAGGCTTGCTCCGCTGTGCCAGCCGCGTCCCGTAGTCCGTCATCGGCGTCTGCGCCTTTGTCACCGCGTCGGCGATCCCGCTGCCGCCCGCGCTCTGCTTCGGCGCGGACGTGCTGCCGGACGGCTGCACCGTCGCAGGATTGCCGTCGGTCGTTATCGCCACCATTGCAGCCAACTGTTCCATCTGCGCCGACATCTGGTTTATGATGTTCAAAAGCGTCTGCCCCTGCGCGACCTGTTCCTTGATCTTGTCGATTCCCTCGAAGTCCATCATCTCCAGCGCGATCAATGCGGGCTGGGCCTGTTCCGGATTGAAGAATCCCGCCGCATACAGTTCCTTCGCCCGCTCGTTCTGCTCCATCCGGGAGAATGGGTTCTTCTTCTGCGCCTTGATCTTGAGGTCGAACACCGGCTTCCGGTAAAGCACCTCCTGCGTCGCATGGTCAATGCCGATTGCCTGATCCCGCAGACCGGCGTTGGAGAGCGTCGTGAAGTCATATCCCTGCTCGTTCGGCGCCGTCACGCGGAAGGCCCGCGCCTCGTCGTAAAACTGCCGGATGCGCTCGATCACCATCTTCGCGATCTTCACATGCGTGCGATACGACGCGGAGATCATGTCTCTCGATGCCTTGTTGCCCGCCTCCTGAAGCGCCGCAATGGCCGCAGCCGCCGTCACGCCGGAACCGGTAGATCCGTTCGAGACATCGCGGTTCGAGGCCGTCTCCTTCATCTCTTCGATCTTCATTTGCAGGACGTTGTAATAAATGCTGCTCATCGGCGTCAGCTGGATTTCCTGAATCCGCTTATCGTCCAGCGTCCCTTCCACGCGCACAACCGGCTTCTTCCAGTCCATCAACTCATCCTCGTTGATGTTCGTGGACGACGAGACGAAGAACCGCTTCTTCGTGGTCATCATCGCGTTCTCCAAGATGTTCCCGCTCAGAGAATCGATGTAGATCTGCGGATCTTTGCAGATCGACACATAGCCGAACCCTGCCGGAGTGCCTTTCTCTGGGTAGAGCACATCCAGCACGACCGGATACTGCCCATCGGAATAGAATCCCGTCTGCGCGTACTCCGGATCGTTCTGGCTTGCGTAGAGCAGCACGTCCCCAACGAACTTGGCATAGTGCAGCGCCGTCGCTCCGCCCGGCGTCTTGACCTTGTAATACCAGTCCACCACCACGGATTTCTCCGACGTGTCGACCGTATCGTCGTAAATGTACTGTTTCACGTCAATGGCGTTGCCTCGCATCTTCCCGGCATACTCCGGATACTGCGCATCCAGCGTCTCTTCGTCCACCAGCTCCACGACGAAAAGGTTCTTCGAATCCTGAATGTCCGTCACGCCCGGCTCCCAGAAGATCTTCAGCAGGTCAATGGCCCGAATGTCCACATCCCCGACGCCGTTTTCCTTCTCCGGATTCCAGAACACACCGTAGGCCGCTGTGCCGTGCTTCAGCTTTTCCCACCAGTTGTCAGAATAGGTCTGCTCATAGTCGTTGTACTCGAGAATGACCGGCAAAACCTCGCTCAGCGTCTTCGCGCTTCCCTCGTCGCTCTGCTCTCTCGGCAGCACGATCGGCTCCGGATAGTTGTCCATCGCGTCGGCATGCTTGTTGCAGATCGCGTTGAACAGCCACGCCGACGACGGATCTGGCGTGGGATGATCCTTATCTCTGGCCTTTCTCACGACCTCCCAGTGCCGCAGCTCCCACCACAATTCGTCCTCGACGATGCGCCTCTCGAAGTTGGCCTTGCCGTCCTTGTAGCGCGTCAGGATCTGTGCCGCCTCCTGAATTTCCTTTTTCCCGATGACCTGTGTGCCCTCCGGCCGGTTCAGGACTTCCAGCGCCGCGTGCGGCTCCATGCCGACCTGTTCCTGTACGCCCGGCAGCCCGTTCGGCCTCCCATACTGCTCAAATCTTGCCATGTGTTCCTCCTATCTGTAAAAGTCATATCGTCCATACCTCGGCGCTTCGTCCGTGTCGAGGGGATTGTAAGGCTTCGCCTGTACCAGCTTCCGTTCCGGCGGTGCGATCGGGTTCTCCATCGCTACGTATCGGCATTCGTCGTAGATATGATCCTCGCCCGCCGTGTCGACATCCTCCACGTCCGTCTCGTCGTAGACCAGCGCCGGGACTGTCCGGATGAAGTTCCGGCACGTGGAGAAGATATAGAGCATCGGCACACCGGAATCATCAAAGGCAAGCCTGTGATGCAGCTGCATCTTGCCATCAATGCGGGCGTGGTCGCCCTTCTCGAAGTACACGCGCTCCCGCTCCATCAAGGCTCCGATGCTCTCCGTGCCGTCGCTGCCCCAGATTGCCGGGTCTCCCACGCGGTGAATCATCCGCCCACGGAGGTTCGGATCGTCGGCCTCGATGCGTTTGATCTCCCGCGCCACCTGTGCCGGTTCCCATTTCACACCCTCGTTCGGCGTCCCCGTGCAGCCGTAGAGTTCCCGGATGCGGTACATCCGCCTGTTTCGGTCGACCGCATACCATCCGACTGAGAATGGCCGGGAATACCCCCAGTCGAGGCCGCACCAGATCGCCCAGTCCTGCGGAACCATAAACGGATCGATTACGTGTGTGAACCGCCTATCATGATAATGCGCCGGGTCATTGCGCCACTCCGCGAATACCTGACCGGAGAACGAATCCCAGTCTCCATAGAGCAGGGCCTTCCGCTCTGCGTCCGGCATCGACGCCAGCCTTTGCACATACTTCGGGTCGTTCGCCAGCAGGGCCGGATTGTCGAATACGCTGGACGGCACAAAGATCCGCGTCTGCGTCGCGCTGTGCTGTGTCCCGTCCGGGTCTGCCCACGTCGTATCCTCCGTGATCGGCGTCATCGGCGGCGCCGCCGTGATGAACCGTTCCTTTACCCACGCATGCCCCACGTTTCCGGGGTTCGCCGTAGAGCGGATGTAAACCCGCGTCCCCGGCCCATTCGGACGGTTTCGCGAGAACAGATACATATATTCGTCGTAGGTAAAGTGCGTCAGCTCGTCAAATGCGATGAAGTCATACGCCTGCCCCTGATACTTCGTTCGATCCTTCGTGTACTGCATCGACCCGAAGATGATCTTCGCCCCGGAGGGGAATGTCCAAGTGTGGGACGTTGCATTGTACTTCGCGCCGCGGAATGCCGCCGGGTAATAGCGCAGCGTCTTGTCGATCAGCTCCGAGAGCTGGTTGTAGGTCTTGCGGAGAATCAGCGCCTTGTAGTGCGGAATATCCACCTGACGCAGCGCCTCGATCACAAGCGCGTCACTCTTCCCGCCGCCAGCAGCTCCACCATATAGTGCCTCATATTCAGGCCGTGCCATAAATACCGCCTGCTTCGGCTGCGGCTTCCAGATCACATTACCCATCCTGTACCTCCGGCATCAGGATCACGCCGCTCTGTGCCTTCTCGCCGTCCTCCGCCGTCTCCTTCGGTGCCTTCCAGCCGAAGTTGCAGGCAAGTGTAAACTCCGCGCCCTTCGCGCCGTCTCGGTCAAAGAGCCGTTCCGCCGCATAAGCCTCCACACGGGACTTCCCGCGCGTAATTGTGTCCACAAACTCCGGCTTTGCCGCATAATTCAGCAGCGTTTGCCGCGATGTAAACCCCAATGCCAGCGCCAGTCCGACAATCGTCGGTGGCTTCTCATGAATCAGAATCGGGTTTCCCTTCTTATCGAAGACCGGCATCCCAAATTCATCGTATAAGGGTTCTCCCTTGCACTGTTCAAAGTATGCGTCGATCCGATCTTCCATTTCCTTTGCCGATTCAAACCTCGGCTTCCTTCCGGTCTTCGCCATCCCGATTCCTCCTTTCTCGGAATTTTGTGTATTTCTGCATCCAGCATAGCAGACCATCCCATGCAATTCACCCCGTAAACAGGGTGAAACCTCGGCAAAATACCGAGGTTTTTCCCACACTTATTCTTTCTTGGTTGCGCGCACCTTGAGCACACCTTCGCTTTTCGTTGTCTCCACCTTCCAGTGCTCCATATACTGCCGCAGATCTCCGCTGTGGAAAAACAGCTCATACCCACCGTCAAACTCTGCACCATTCTCACGCGCTATCAGCGCAAGAATCGCATCCACCAGTCCCGTCACCTGTTTTGCACCGGACCTGAGTTCTGCACATTCCTTCTCTAAGCGAATGCACTTGTCGCGCATGCCCTCATTCTGGTTCCGAAGCCCCTGAATTTTACTTTTCAGTTCCTGGATCTCCTGCATCTTCGTCATTTCGTTTCCTCCTCATAAATATCCAGTCTGGATCTCGCAATCGAACAGTCCGTATACCCGAAGGACGCGCAGTACCGAACCATATACCGCCCCGCCGAGGACTTGTCCACAAACTGTACACGGCATCCGCCCTCGCAGCAGACCTTTCGCTGCTCGTTGTACTTGTAGAATGGACATTTCCAGTCCTTGTGCCAGTAGTCCATTATCTACCCTCCGCTCTTCAAACATTCCTCGCACGGCAGCGGCCCATTCTCGTCCGAATCCAGAAACCGTTCATAGAGATCGCACCACCACGCGATGCAGAATTCACAGCTATTACAGTTCTTCATCGCTGTCACCTTCCTCTATTCATCTGTCCCACCAGTCCTTTATCAGGTCATTTCGCTCAAAGAACGACTGGAAGTACGCGCCGCATACCTTTCGCAGCACATAGTCGATTCTCGCAATCGCTTCGTCGGATTCCGGCCTGCACTGCCATGCGACGCCGTACTCGGATTCCAGCTGCGTCAAGGTCTCCATCAGCTTCTTCGCCTTTTCGGGCGTGCGAATAAAGCCGCACTCATAGGCCGCCACCAGAAGAAGGTCACACGCCTTCTGCGTCCCGGCGTCCACACCGGCGTCAAAATACTGCTTGTTGCTGCTCCTGATTCGCTTTGCCAGCTTTTCCATGCTGCTCCTCCTTCTTACTCGCTATTTTTACCGCTCCAAAAAGCATGATGTACGCATTGATCTGCTCGTCCGTCTCCGGTCGGAGCTGCGGAGCCATCAGCTTCCATGCCTCCATGTACGTCATTCCTTGCCCCTCGCTTTCCGGAACAGCTCGTTGTACTTGTCATACCGAGCCTGAATATCCGTGCTCGCGATCTCCGGATGAAATTTCAGCCACCATTCATACATCCCGCACGGATGAAGCTCCGGGCATCCACATCGATAGACACAGTTCGGGACGAGCACATCGGCAATCTCCGGCTGGATCTCATGCAGCTTGGTCTTGAAGTCCTCGGCGTAGGCCCGCGTTTCCGGAGCAGCCTGACTGCACAACCGCTTACGCATCGTGTCGATGAGCGCCTGCACGTTCGCCTCGCCGACGAAATTGACCGGCGCATCCTGCGTCAGCTTATCACGCGGAATTCCCGTGCGGTCGCTCCTCTGGGTTGAGATGCAGCACTCCCATTTGTGCCTAGACCAGTGCGTAGCAATCCAGCTCTTGATCCCGTTCCACATCCACTTGACCGAGATCGTGCGGATCGGCCCATGCTCTGCAATCAGGATTCTGCGCTTGAAATCCTCGCTTGGCTCATGCCCGAGCGGCGGTTTCCCAACCGTCGCCCGGCAATCGTCTACAACCTCTTCCCATGATCCCTTGATCTTCTTGATTTCAGTGTTCATTGTTCCTCCTCACAGCTCGGTGTCATCAGCCGCTCCCCATAGGAGCAGAAGTCCGTTTCTTTTCTCCAAAATCCATCCTTCGTTCTCAAGCAGACCATAGCGCCGTCCGGCTTGCTGTCATAGTCTCCATATTTGCAGTACTTGCAGCGCACCACCGGCGCAACGTCGGCGGCGGGCATATCTCTTACATCACGTTCGATCGCCATGATTGCAGCCCATACAAGGTTTGTTACAGCGGCGCCTTTTTTGCATTTTTCCAAGTGCTGAATAAAATCATCGCGCCTGATATATTCGTCAGCCATCGTCATCATTTCCATACTGTTTGTCGTATTCCTCTGGCGAAATAAACGTAACGTCCTCGCCCGTATAGCCGAGCTGATCAAGACACATCATTTCGAGCAATACATTCTTGTCAATGCTACGTTCCAGTTCTTCGCGTGGAATCTCTGCCTCGGAATCGAATTTCATTTCTGCCCCAAACTCACCTCTGACGCTAAAACACACACGATTTTCAAACATCATTTACCCTCCTGTTCCATGCCTCAGCGGCTTTTGCTTCTAGAGTTTTGTCCGTCGTAGCCCAGTCTGGAAGCTGAGAGCAGCGTGTCCACGGGTCATTCATAACACGACCACCAATAGCGCCTCCACGCGCGTGGCAGGTGTTGCATCGGACAGAATAGGTGTGCATTTCTACGCGCATATCAAGACCATTCCACCCGGCAAGCCGCGACTTTCGTTCTATCTTGAGTTTTGTGCCGCCGCAGAACGGGCACGGCTTTAACTTATCCATCCTTCTTGCCCTCCTCGGTCGGCTTTAGCCATTCACGAATGCGCATCCCGCATGAACAGCAAAGCTCGATTTCTCCCGTTGGATCGCGATAGGCGCCCCTTACGTTTACATACGTTGCCGAACTCGTGGGGTTTATTTCGGCCCCGCATCGGTCGCAGATTCTTTTTACCATCATTTTCCCTCCATTTCCTCAAAGTAGAACTTGATCGGCTTCACATTCTCAACTACATTCCCATAAACCACACCAACCTTGTAGATGTAGTTCTCGCGGAGCTTGCGCGGAATCTCTGCAATATACCGCCGGAATGTTTCCAGAGAATTTGCCCGCTTGTAGTGGTTGCACATCCGGCAGGCTGGCATGAGGTTTGAGAGATCATCGCTTCCAGCGTCCGCAGCGTCCCACGTTCGCAGCGGCCGAAAGTGGTCAACCTGCATATCCCGGATGTCGATAGACCGCCCGCAGTAGGCACAGTGGCCGTCATACTTCGCATAGACCGCTTCCCGCATTTTCTTGCCGAAGCTCATACTCCGTCCCCTCCTTCAAAATACCGTGTCCGTTCTTCCTGCGTAGGCCAGTCTGGGGCGAGGCCACGCTTGCGGCGGTTCCGTTTCCATCCGCTGTAAATCTTCGCATCGCGCTCGTCGATGCTGTACCCAACGCCGCGTTCTGCCCGGTTGTGAACCAGAAGTGGTCGCGGGTAATTCGTATTTCGTGCCCTCAGAACCTCGTACTCGCCGACAGGTTCTTCGAGTTTCCAGCCGCTTTGCTTCAAGTATGCTCTGAGGTCGGACAGCATTCCGTGTCTGACCGTCAATCTGTTCTTCATCTGCTACTCCATTTCCTCCAGCGCCTTTTCAGCTTCTTCGCTCGTCATGAATACGGTTTTTCCGATGTCCTCTGGTCTGATCGTCCCGAGACCTAGCGTATTCAGCACAGTCCGCCCGTTCAGTGTGCTCACGTCCGATACGGTAAAACTATATACCCGCTTAACCGGGTGATTGCAGTATGTCCACAACTCATCGCCGCGCTTGCATGGCTGGACAATCACTCTCCCCTCCTGATCGGCCACGGCCAGCTCCCGCAGGCGCATCAGCGTCATGCCGTCGCCCAGTCTCAAAATTGCGTGCAGATTTGCCGCATCCTCCGGGGATAGTCCGCTGTCCTCATAGGCCGCAAGTCGTTCAACCACAACATTCCCGTCCAGTTGTGAGCATCTTGCCTCGCCTGTTTTAAGCCTTATTGTGCATCGTTCCATGTCTGTTCCCCCCTATTCAATCCAAAACGTTGCAACCGGAACAAGTTCTTCATTCCACCGCAGCAGATCATTCCACGCTTCAAGGATTCTTCGAAAAAACTGTATCGTTCCTTTCACCGTTCCCCATCCGTTCGGTGCTTCGTATTCTTTGAACGAATCTGGGTTCTGCTCCAACTTTCTCAAGCCAGCCTCGATTTTCGGAATTACGTCCACGCAAAGCCCGTTGTTCTGGCAGTTTTTCCATTCCAGCCCCGTCGACTTCTCTATAATTTCCCGGACGTTCCACGTTATATTTGCGTCGCACGTACCGACTGGGACGTAGGCATCAACCCCTTCGGCTTTTACCTTGAACGAAATATCGTAGCTCATGCCTTTCCCTCCATTTCCGCCAGTGCCTTTTCAGCTTCTTCTCGCGTCAGGAAAACATTCTTCCCGACGTTCCAAATGTCTTGTAAAAGGAATCCGTCAGCTTCAGTGTATGGTTTACTTTTATCCGGGTACGTTTCAAAGGTTCGCTTTAAGCGCCATATCGTATCACCCACCTTGCACGGCAGCACGACGCACCGCCCGTCCTTGTCGGCCTCGGCAAGCTCCCGCAGGCGGGCAACCGGCAGGCCCTCGAACTCCGTAATCTGCGCGACTGCCTTGCCCATGATTGCCGCTTCCAATGCCTCGATCTGCTCCGGTGTCCGTTTTGTGTCCTCAAACTGTTTCAAGTGTTCACGCAGTTCTGCGCATACCCACGCTTCCTGATAGAGCAGCCCAATCACGTGTTCTGTCGCTCGGACATCATCAAAAAGCCATTCCGGCATCATCATAATCAGGTCATCGTCAGAGATGTCCGACTCCACGTATGGGCACTGGTGGCTCAAAATCTCCCGCGTCAGATTGAGCAGAGAAATGTCCGCGCCATCCTTTCCGTATCCGCGCACCCAAACTTCTTCGTCCTTGACGTAAAACAGGTTGAGCGCCATTTCAAAATTGTCCTTCGGGGTATCCGTTGTCAGTCGATGCATCATCATTCCTCCATTTTCTGCAAAGCCTTTTCCGCTTCCTCTTTGGAAAGAAACACAGTCTTTCCGATTGCTTCCTCCGAAAATCTCCGTCGACCCGTGATAAACATCACGCCCTCCCGGTCAATCCGTATGGCGTCCACTGTGACCGGGAGCGGTTTTTTCGGGCGCGTATAAAACATCTGAGACAGCCAAACCGTATCGCCCGGCCGGATGCGCATTATCGGACTGTCCGCGTCCTCATAGCGCGCAAGGCGATCTGCCATCTGAACAATGTCAGGTAATGTTACGTCTGCCAGCTTATGCCCATTGATCCGCACACAGTCGTTTTTCCAGCTTGTTATGCGTTTCATCCTCAACACTCCCTCCATACGTTCTCATCAAACCAAGGCATAATGATCAGCGGCCTCACAGTTTTCCCGCAACAATCGCAGTAAGCCTCTTCCAACATCGCGCCTTTGCTTGCCCATGCGGTCGGAAGCTCCCAAAGCTCATCCGCCACGTCGATCATTGCAAAACAGATCCGCATGTAGTCCTCCCGGCTCATGCCCTCCGGCAGCGTGGCCGGATTGAGCACGATGTGCCCCTGTGCTTCGATCTGGCGCTGTGCATCTGCAAATTTCGCCCGGTAATCCGGATCGCCGGTGATCTTCCCGGCTATGTAGATTTTCATACATCCTCCTTCGTCGGTTCCAGCAGCGGCATCCAGTGGGTGATGTCCACGGCATCATCCACCAAATCAGGATCATCTTTCCCGTATTCCGACAACATGTCGAGGACTATGGGTGAATCCCAATACCAGCGTCCCTCGAAGAAACACGCAGTCCCTGAAAACGGAACTCCTTTTATTTTTTTGTAATACGGTTCCGGCACTCTGTTCACCCACACCACGTTTACAAGCACCAGTTCCTCCGGCGGCCGCTCAGCCACTGGAATCCACTGCTGCTTCTCTCGCAGCTCTTCAATCTCCTTCTGGTCGCGCTCGATCTGGTCAATGCAATGCTTGAATAGCACACCGATGCAGGTCGATTCATCCTTTTGCAACTCTACCGGGCACGTTTTGCACGGATAATCGTTGCTGCAATACCGCAGCGCCTTGACCAGTTCTTCCGGCTTCAAATTCATAGCAAATCCTCCCGAAATTCTTCTAACACTTCCTGCCCCGGCAATATGCCGGTTTCCATCCACCAGTTGAACACATCCAAGCCGGTCTCACCCCATCGCATTCCGCCGGCCATCTTGCCCCGGCGTCGGCGTTCCTCCAGCATCCGATCAAACGCGCGGATATATGCTTGCTTGTATTTCGGCCAGATTATAAATTCCTCTATTCTGGTACGTTTCGAAGCTAACGGGCATCCGATACATCCAACCCGCGTGTGGCCGCAGCGATAAAGCGGATTCACGGGGATATGTTCCATCGCAACGTAATCCCACACATCTGCCGTTTTCCATCCGATGATGGGATTCACCGTCCGCTGGCCCTTGAGCTGGCACGTTTCAAATTGCATCCGGGCCTCGTCGTTGTCATCCATCAGGATCAGGCGCTTGTTTTTATCGCTGTGGGATACCTCGATCAAACCACGATTGTTTTTGCGCTTTACTGATTCGGCCCACCTTACGCCGGTCGCGATAAAACGGCCTCGGCCTCCGTTCTCCTTCAAGACTTCACAGCAGTACCTCTTGATCCTTGTGGGCGGTACCATTTTCTTCGGGATCAGATTCCACATGGTAGCGCACTTCCCGTCCGGCTGGACGTGCGCGTCGATAACGCACTTTACGCCCTTTTCCTCCATTCGGCGGAAGGTGTCTCGCACATGGTATACCGTTTCCGGCGCATCTGCCGTGGTTAGGGAGTGGCGAACTTCAAATGGGATACCGCTGTTTTCCGCCAGCCGGAGCAGCACATCACTGTCCTTTCCACCCGAGTATGTAATCACAAGCGGCTGCTTGTAGAGCTTCAAGCTCTGCGTTGACGCAAACCGCAGCGCCTCAAACGCGCTCTTTTCCAAGTCCATTACAGCAACCCCGCTTTCCGTAGTCTCTCCACGCTCTTACACCGCTTCTTCGCGTCCGCAGTGTAGGCGTCGCGGCTCCGTTCCACTTCTCTTGCCCGATATTCCGCCTGTTTTGCTTCCTCATATTCCAGATAAGGCGCACACTTCGCGTGGCATCCCACTGTCCGAGACGGACAGTTCCTCTCACACGGCGGCTTCATCCGAGATCACCACCCTCATGTAATTTTCATCGTGATAAAAGCTATGTTTCTCTCTGTAATGCCGCCGATCGTCGTTCCGGAGCAGCCAGCCTTTGAGCGCATCCACGACCATTTTCTCGATCGCCGCATGGTTGTCTACGTCCATGCGGGTGTTGTGCCAGAATGAAATCGACACTGGCTTTTCAAACAGCCGAACCGGAACGCCCTGTTGTCTCAGGCACAGCCGCACAAGCGCCTCAAGGTCTCTGGCGTCCGCTGCCCG